CCAGACTCAGACCGGGCCGGCGTCAAGTTAATTGACAATGCTATTGAATATGGATGGACTGTGAGTTTTCCTGTGTGGCAGGAAACCTGCAAGGATGCCAATGACGCTGTGATCAAATACGGCAAGTTGTTTGTGATCAAAAGTATTTTAGAAGCGAGAGAAACATCTCGCTTGAAGATTGAACTTAAAAAGAAAAGATTATATAATTAATTATGGCCAAAGACTACAATATAGATATACAACGACTATTCTTAGAAATGATGTTAGAGGATGCCAGCGCCTATGTGCGTGTGCAGAACATCTTCAACGCAGAAAACTTTGATCGCAGCCTACGTGCCTGTGCAGAATTTGTTAAAACGCACAGCGACGATCATCATACATTGCCCACACGTGAACAGATCAAGGCGGTGACTGGGGTCGACCTACAGTCTATGCCAGAATTGGACAAAGGACACTATGATTGGTTCTTTGAAGAGTTTGAAGGATTTAGCAGACGCAACGAACTTGAACGTGCAATTCTAAAAGCCGCAGACTTGATTGAAAACGGTGACTACGATCCTGTGGAAAAACTAATCAAGGATGCTGTGCATATCAGTCTTACCAAAGACATGGGCACCGACTACTTTGCTGACCCTGCGGCTCGAATCAACAGATACTTTAATTCTGGTGGACAGGTCAGCACAGGGTGGCCACAGTTGGACCGACTGTTGTATGGTGGATTCAGCAGAGGCGAGCTAAACATCTTTGCAGGTGGGTCAGGTTCGGGAAAAAGTCTCGTGATGATGAACATTGCATTAAACTGGATCCAACAAGGGTTGCATGGCGTGTATATCACATTGGAACTTAGTGAAGAACTTACCAGCTTGAGAACTGATGCCATGTTATCTAGCATGAGCACCAAGGAAATACGTCGAGACATCGACACTGCTACTCTTAAAGTTAAAATGGTAGGTAAAAAGTCTGGCACGTATCAAGTCAAAGGCATGCCGGCACAGAGTAACATCAACGATATTCGTGCTTACTTAAAAGAATATCAGATAAAGACTGGGCGTCAAGTTGACTTTATCATGATCGACTACTTGGATTTGTTAATGCCAGTGAGTGCCAAAGTATCGCCCAATGACTTGTTTGTCAAAGACAAGTATGTCAGTGAAGAACTGCGTAACTTGGCCAAAGAACTGGGTATGTTAATGGTCACAGCAAGTCAGTTGAATCGATCAGCGGTTGAAGAAGTTGAGTTTGACCATAGTCATATATCCGGTGGTATTAGTAAGATCAACACCGCAGATAATGTGTTTGGTATTTTTACTAGCAGGGCTATGAAAGAGCGAGGTCGTTATCAAATACAGTGTATGAAATCGCGTAGCTCCACAGGTGTGGGTATGAAGGTAGACTTGAGCTACAACATTGATACCATGCGTATTACCGACGACGGTGAACAAGCCGGAGATGGCAGCACAGGATCTCGCATTGGCAGCATCATGACACAGATCAAAGGCAAAGCTGCGGATGGCGACGGCCCATCAAAGTGGGCAAAACCTGAACCTATACCGGGACACCTTGATGTCATGCCCGGTAAGCCCGGAGGCGAAGTGCAGAGTAACAAACTTAAAGCCATGTTAGCTGGATTAAAGAAAGAAGCATGACCACTATTCATTGTCCAGTTATACACAGTGGACTTTCTATCTACCTAACACATCCAACAGAGGTAACTATAAATCATTGTTGTCTACGCAGAGACTTCATTAAAACTGATATCAACAACATATGGAATAACCCGCAGTTGTTGCCACTGAGAAAACTCAATGACTCTGAACGATGGGATCAAAACTGCTGGACCTGTCGGGGCAACGAAGAATCTGGACTAGAAAGTTTTAGAACAGGCGCACTGCAAAAGTTTGGCATTAAAAAAAATCTATCAGGCCCACGTAGGTTACACTTGCAATTTGACATTGGTTGTAATCTTGCTTGTCGAACCTGTGGAACACATTCTAGCACATATTGGCAAACACATTTAACAACGCATAATATTCCTTTTACTCCTGTCCATCCAGCGTCAAGAGCTGATGACATGATTAAAATATTAAAAACACTGGATTTGTCAAACTTAGAAATGGTAGTATTCAGTGGTGGAGAAACCTTGTTGGGACAAGGTTATTGGAAAGTTGCTGATGCCATTGCAAATCTAGTGCCCAACTGTCGGGAACAAGTTACACTGTGTTTTCAAACCAACGGAACACAATCTATAAGCGAAAGAAATTTTAAAATAATTGAAAAATTTCAGTTGGTAAAACTACACATAAGTTTAGATGGAACAGGCAAGAGATTTGAATATCTAAGGTGGCCAGCTAGTTGGAATCAAGTTGCTGATAACATTCAGAACTTAAAACAAACTTTACCAGTTAACGTTATGTTTTTGATAGAAGAAACCATGAGCGTATTTAATTTATACTATCATCATGAACTAGAAGACTGGGCAAAACAAAACTTCTCTGTGAATAGACTAGGTGATGTGATCAATCATACACAGCATGTTGCAGGGGGTATTTTTTCATTGGATTGTTTGTCAACAGAATATGTTGATGCATTATTGAATAATAACCTAAGTAACTTGGTCAATTCTAAGCATCAGGAAGATCCACTAAAAATTCAAATCATGCTTGATGAAATTACAAAATTTGATCAAACAAGGAATCAATGTTGGCAAAAAGTTTTTCCTGAAGTAGCTGAATTTTATAAAAGATTTACCAAGACTGGCAAATAATCTGCAAACTTTATTCGTTTTAAACTGTCTTGTCTTTGCATTTCATTTTTAAATTGTTCAAACTTTGATTCAGTGTATACGCCGATGTCAAGGAATGCTTTGATGTCACTGTGATATTGTTGATTATTTTCTACAACCAAGTCTTTAAAACTGGCAGGCAAGTTACCAGGTGAAAAGATCGCAGGATCGTTTATTTGTTTGCAAATGTAGTTTAAGTTGTTCTCTTTAAAAAAATTAACAGTATCACTATAGTAGTAAACATTGACGTTTGATATCATACAACTAACACTGAGATTATTGGTTAAGTTTCTAAACAGTTTGATATTTTCTAGTAATACTGTCCATTTTAATGGAAATCTCATATATTCAAACACTGGCCCAACACCATCTATGCTTAAACAAATATTTAATTTTTTAAATTTTTCTAATATTTTGATCTTTGCTGCACTAAGTTCAATAGAACCATTAGTAACCAATGATATAAAACAATCAGTGTTGCCTAGTTCTATTAGACGCTCCAATAGCTCAAAGTTTTTCTTTTCTAACAAAGGCTCGCCACCCATCATTGACAAAGATACAATTTTATCCCATTTGATCCGAGGATCTAGTAAATCAAAATTCATGCCACGATACTGTGTGCTTTTGTTTTCTAATGCTGCCCAAGCTGAACTCAATGTGCTACCACAGGTTATACACTGTGCATTACAAAGATTACTGGTTGTTAGTTTGATGGCTCGTGGATCAAATCCGTGTTCTAGACTTGCTGATTCTATGTTGTCCATGTTTAAGTCTAGTAGAAAATCCATGGTTCGATTATGAATTTGTCGTTCACTAACAAGTCCAGAATCTTCTAGGCGCCAACAGCTGGCACAACTAGGACTTCTTTGTTTGTTGCGTATATCTTCGTGAATTTGCTCTATATCAAAATCTGGAGTGAGTCTACAGCAAAATATGTTCTTGTCGGGTGCTTCAAACACAGATTCCATAGAATAGAATGGTAATACGCAGTAGTAGTCGTTCATTATATTATTTACAACATAATATGATCATAGCATAATTAAATAGACAACTAAATAGCTTATATTGGAGTAGATCTTGCAAAAGCGTACCCGTAGTATCTTAGATGAACTTGATAGTTTACTGAGCCACAGAGACAAAGAAAACCTTGTGGAAAGTCGTGCTAACCATGTGATTCAAGGTGCTATAAATCTAGTGAATTACATACGTGAAAACTACGATGCTGAACAAGCTGCTGAGTTAGAACGTAGATTAATCAACAGCATACGCAGCCAAGACGCCACCAAATTTACCCGCGGGGTTAGGAAAATGCGCGATGAAGATTAG